TTGAACCTGTGCCGGTCGCCCGGGTGACTGTGACGAGGTGAAAAGTGGTCATTTTGCCACATAGGGCGCCATGAGCTGGAGCACTTCGCGCGGCGTGTGTTCCTGCAATTGGCGGATTAACTCCCCGTCTCCCTGATATTCTGAGATATTCGCACCGAGGCGCGTAAGGCTTTTGTCGATAATATGCCGCACAGCGCCGAGGAGCCGCCGTTTTTGCTCTTTGATCGTGAAATGATTTGTTACACCGGGTTCGTCGATAACGCCAAAGTCGCGCGGAAATTCGAGCGTCTGATCTGCTGTATCGTCGCTAATCCGGTCGCCGCTATAGTTAAAAGCCGCGTCAATGTGCTGGGTGGCCATCTTGACCATGCGCTCTTTGCGCGTGGTGTCGAGCGAGCGCCACAGCGGAGACCACTCAAGTAGAATGTCGATTTTATCAAACTCGGCGTAACTGTCGGCAGCCGGCACCGGCGTGTCATCTTCGTCCACGAAATATGTAAGTGCCATTATGCCGCCAGCCTTCGCGCAACCATTCTTTCGGGGATCGGGCGCGGTTTGTGTTTGCAGTGAGGGTGGGGGGTGTTGAACCCATCTGGTAAAAGGTCTTTGATGTACGGAATATCGCCAACGCCACCGGGAACCGTGGTCACGATCGCGCCGTTGACCTTGGCGCAGAACGTATCCCCATGCGCCTCGTAATCTGCCTTGCTGCGGCCGGTGTCGTTGTATTGTAGAAACCGGGTCTCAAGCTCGTCGGCTCTCTCAATCTGCGCCAAGGTGTCAGCCTCGCGCGCGGCGGTGGTCGCGGCCATTTCGGCGTAAACCTGCGGCTGGTAAGCCCGGGTTGCACCCTGGTAAACTAGCCTGCCCGTCGCGTCGCGCGTCCGTATAGGTAAAATGAGGCGTGCCCCATCCTCGGTAAGAATCGGGGTCGTCTCTTTGATCTTTTTGACAAGCTCAGGTATCGCCGCTGCGTTGCCCTCGCCTTTGATGAAAGTTTTTTCGAGTGTATCAAGTGTAAGATTGCGTATGATGTCTTCGCGTCGTCTGCCGATGAAAATTTCAGGGAAAACCCCCTTTCTGATTTCCTGCCCTAAAATAAGCAGGTCTTGCCCGGAATTTGTAACATCCCGGCGGAAAATATTGAGCTGCGACCGCCAATAAGCCGTGCGCTCCTCGACCATCTGAATAAGCGGGCGCGTGTCTGGAGAATTGCCACGAACGACTTTCATAAAGACGTTTTCGGCCATAAGCTCCGTAATGCGCCCCGTTCGGCTATCTATCCCTTTCAGGATAGCGTCAACCACGTCTTGGCGTAATGATTCCCCCGTGCTGAGTACGCGCAAAAGCTCAAGGGCAACGGAGTCTACCCCGTTTTGCCAAGCGAGAGCGATTAAGCGAATCAGCGCGAGGGTGGTCATGGCTAGGCGTTAGGGTCGGTTGCCTCGGTAGTCAGCCAACGGCCGGTTGTCATGTTGGTGGGCTTTATAATAAGCTCGCCATCATCTGTGCCGGTGCTGGCCGCATCCCAAAAGTAAATGCGCTTCGTTGCTGTGCAGAAAAGAAGCGTATCGGCTTGCGGGTTAGTTACTTCGCGGACTTTCGCGACGGTTGCTTTTATAATCATGGTCTTTCGCCTCCTTAGCGGTGCTTGAACAAGCAGACGCCTTTCGGTTGAACGGGTTTCACGCCCACGATTGAAAAAGCGGTATATTGAATCGCGCCGAGCGTGCCCTCAAGCTGCTCGACCGCAATACCAATGCGGATGCCGTCTTTTTCTTTCATGGTGATGACCGTCTTGCCGTTGGGCAATTGCTTCGGTGCATAGTCGGGGAATACCGACCAAATCGCGTTTTTGTGGAACGCGAGGCCGGTGCGCTGACCACTCGACGGGATGTACACACGCGGTGATCGGTGCGTTTGGAATCCTTCGAGGCGCGGCAATTTGCCGTCGATCAGTATCGAATTCTGATTATAGACGCCCATCGCCTTATAATCGGCGTCGGCGCGTAAGTCCTGATCGCCTGTCAGAGACGTAACGAGGTGGCGGTCTTCTTCGGGGACTTCGTTGTTGTTCAGCGCCAATTCGGCGGCGAGAACAAAGGCGCGTGTAGCGGCGCTGCCAAAAGTACCGGCCGAGTTTGTTACGTCGGCATCCGTTGCGACGGCTTCCAGAAAGTACGAGTCAACCTTGCGGGCGATAGCTGCCACGGACTCATTGAGCCGGTCGGCGGTAGTTTCTGATACCTCCGAAGTGTTCGAAAAGCCAGACTCTTGAAAAGTGGCCTCGAAAAACTTCACTGCGATCTCGACGTTATCGGATGTGACGTTTTGCGGAATCACTTTCCCGCGTTCGTCAAACTCGTTTGCTACCATGTCGCCGATTTTTGGGACAAGGTATTTTTTTGGGTTGCTTGTGCCCTGTGATGTTTTCCATCGACCGATAAGGTTAGGAAATTTCAACATAGGGGCATAGCTTGCAATAGCCATATTGGCCATGCGGTCAACCTGTAGTTTCAGGTCGTCAATGGTATTGGTCATTTTAAACCTCTGTGGTTTTGATGAAGCCCGGCCGCTGTATCCCCTCGCCCGGCACCGGCCAAGGGGGCGCATGGTAGGTCATGACCCGGAAACACAGAACGTGCTGACGCCTAGTGTAACAAAACTTTCCGCCGTCAACAAAAAAAAGGCCCACCGCGTCCGGTGAGCCCTCCCAACCCACCGGCCATTTGTTTCCGGTGGATTTCAACTTTAGTGGTTCGCTACTTTTTCAGGTGGTCTTTCAACTTGTCGTAATCGACTTTGCCGGTCGAAATGAACTTGCCTTGCTGCCCTGAGTCTTTCACGGCCTGCATGAAAGCCGCATCTTTTTGCTGAGCGTCTGTGACGATGATCTCACCGGTCAGACCGTCGGCAGGGATAGCGCCCGGGGTGATGTGGCCCGGCGAAGATGGCGCGGCCGCTGACTTGAACTGACCCGCATAATCAGGATTTTTCGCGCGATCCGCAAAGAAAAGCGGTAAAGTTGCGAGTTGCTGCCCTACCATCTCTACCGTGTCAGAGCCCTTCTTGAAAACATACTCAACGCCCTTGTGAGTTTTCAGCTCGTAATCTGCTTTGAAATCGCGAACGATTGAATTGATAAAAATGTCTTTCGGGGCGTGCGGCATAATCGCGTCTTTGATTTTCTGAGTGTATTCTGCATCGGCTGTGCGCTCTTTAAGTGCCGCGTTTTCGGCCTCAATCTCAGCAAGGCGCTTTGCTGTTGCCTCGTCCGGCTCTGCCTTTGCCGGCGCTTTCTTGAGTAGCTTTTCGATCTCGTCGAGGTCGTCGGTGCCGAACTTTGCCTTGAGGTCTTTCAAGATGGCTTTGCGGCCGATTTCCTTGTTTAACTCAGCGTAAGACTGCGTGTCGAGCTGCTGCTTTTGTGGCTCAGCCTGCCCCGATGGTTTCTGCTGCTCTGTGGTTTGGGTTGTCGTTGCGGGCGCTGCCGCTTGCACTTCGTCTGGCATGGTACTCCTTTTTTTAAAACTGTAAATCCGGCGAGGCCTGTGTTTTTAACCCGCCGTTTTCCTCTACGTCTGCGATCAATTCCTTACGGACTGCCGGCGATTCATCCTGAGCGACGATTGAAACAATCTTCGTTTGGGCGTATTTTGTCACCTTGTCTGTAGGAACGTCTTTGAGTAGAGCGCGGAATTCACTGATTTTACCCTGTCTTACTATAGGGTTTGTCAGAGGGGCGAGGGCGATTGACCCGCCGTTTAGACCGGTCATGGTCGTATAGCATTTGGCGGACTTATTGATAGCCACGTTTATGGCGCTTGCGATCTGACCGATCATGGCGATAGTGTCGATCATTTCGTATGCCGTGGAAATGCCGGCCTGAACCTTCGTAATGTCGGAGAATTCGGACTCAAGGCCGACCATTTTACCCATGGTCATAATGTCTTTGTCGATGTCTTCACCGAGAAACTGCGTTTGAGCGATGCTAGGCTGTGCGAACCCGGGCGCCTGATCTTCTGAGCCTACGTTGACATAAACCCCGTCGCCGGGCTCGGCCGTGTCGATGGGCGGGCCGTAAGGGATGGTGACAAGCACCTGCATCTGTGTATTTGACTTCCATGACCGTTTGTTATGGATTTCGAGGTTGAGCTGTGCGGTGTCTTGGATAAACGATTCACAGGAAATATCCCAAGGTACAGCCAAAAACTGATCTTCGAAAAGCTGTGTGAAAACCGGGTTTTTTCCGCGGATGTCATGGCGCACCTTGCCTATTGAGTACATGATCGAGATTTTTCCCTCACGGCCTGAAATCTCATAATCGCATACGGTTGAGCCATCGGCTTTCTTAACCTCTTTGGCCTCTACGCAGGTACGCGGATAAACCTCTATTCCCTCTGGTAGTGTGAGTAGATACGCAATGCCACCGACTAGGCTATGCGTAGTCAAATCTTCGGCATTTTTCTTTAGCGGTAGCACCGAGTCAACTTGAGGCTCTGAATAGAACACGTAGCCTTTTACTGTATTTATGATTTTTTTCTGAAAATTCACATAGGCAGAGCGGGCAAGGCGGCGACCGTAAGCCTGTCCATCTTCTTCGGGATGTCTCCAAAGATATTGACTCTGCCCTGTGATGCGGTTCCCGCCAAAGTACAGGTCGTATATTTGTTGCGGGTACAACATTTTACCTCATCACAAGTTTTTTACTTTTTGCCGTGCTCTTGAAAGATGAAATAAGCATAGCGAGCGCGTCGGGCGCGTCGTCTTTATCTGCGTTCTCGTTGAACTCTAAAACCTGATCCATGAACTTAGTGTTAACGTCGGTAGAAAAATAGATGCGCTGCCAAGTCTTTTTCAGGGCGTCGGTGATGCGAGCAAATTTGTTGCTCACGCTCTTCACTCCCTTGGCGTAGAATCCACGCCGCGCAAACTCCCGAACCACAAGGACTTGAGCCTGATTCTTTTCGCACACGACGAAATGCACCTTGTGAACCCTGAGAATCCTTTCAATCTCGCCATAGATGTCCGCGACGTTCTTGCGCCAGATATTCCCATAGACTACCCGGAACCCCCCGTCAATCACCCCACCGATGACTAGCGCCGTGTGATCCTTCCCGTCAAAGGCCGGGTCAATTGCTGCCCGTAAGGTTAGCTTTTCCCGGTCGAACGTCGCCGGGTCGTACATGTTCGGGTTTTCAAATTCCGGGTCTACTGCCTCTACATGCTTCAACTCGTAGTTTGCAGCAAAGAGCGCCCGTGGCGTGGTGGCCTTTATCTTAGCTATGTACGCATCATCGGCCCCATAGACATGTATCGTACCGATAGGGAAATACCTGTTCGCCGTCGGTTTTGGCATGATCGAAAAGGCGTCGTCCTTGTGCCATGGGGTGCCGTGGTATCGGATTTTACCAGTAGGCCCGGCGATGTTCCGAAAGTCTCTGACGACTTCTTTCGTGGTCTCACGTTTCTGTGCGTAGTAACGATCTTCACGGGTTACGATGTCGTCAGCTATAATCCAGTTGTAGTGGTCGCCGGTGATTGAGGTGGTGAGCCCTATCGCCTGTATGCTCGCCTCTTTCGTCTTCACAGTCCGCCGGGTTAGCTCTATGGCGTCCGACCTTTCCTCTGATAGCGGGTTTTCGATACCATAGATTTCCCGGTAAATCCACCGCATGACCGGGTGTTTGTACAAGGCCTTTATCTCTTTCAAGATTTTCTTCGCCCCGGCGTCGGTCTTTCTGACGAGAAGTATTGTCTCGTTAGGGAACATGAGGTGCCGATAAATGCACCCTATTACGATGCGGGTCGTCGTTTTGAACGATCCCCGGTATGCTTGAAAAGTGGTCTCTAGGTCGTCAGTGAGCCAACAATCTTTGATCCATTCGCCGTGGTCACTCGTTAGGTGCCGGTAGCCCAGCATTCGACCCAGCACTTCCGGACTGTTGACGATAGTCTGTAAGAGCTTTCTCGAAAATTCCTGCGATGTCGGTTGGCTCATCAAACCTGTCGCCCTCATGAATCGCGTCGCGTCCCCACTTACGGCGTCGGCGGTTGTTGAGCCAGTATTCAATCGCGCGTTGCTGGACTTGCGGGGGGACTCTTTGGTTTTTGTTCCTGACATTCTCTAAAAGCTCGCTTTCTGCGAAGTCGTCCACCTCTTCGACGGCTTCAAGATATATCGCCATAAGCTCAGCGTCACTTTCTACCCACGAATAAAAAGAGACGCGGCTAATGCCGAGGTTCTTAGCGCAATTGGAAATAATCCCCGCACCTGCCTGAACTGCCAGCCGAAACCTTTCAAGGAACTCTTTGCGCTCTTTTTTTGCCTCTGCATCTGTTTGAGAGACTTTCTTTTTAGGCCGTCTTTTTTGTTTTGTCACTTGTAAAGAATGTAAGCATTCTGCCTGATTAATAGCTTTTTTATTTGGCCTGTGCCATTAATTTGGTATTTCCTTTGCGCTTATCGCATCGCGGATTTTACGCATGAAATTCCAAAAAGCGGGGCTGTCCATTGTATAGTTAGCTTTCCCCTCGGCATAGGCTTTGATTTCTTCATAAAAACTACTGAAAGCGCCAAGTTTCCATGACAAAAGCGCGTTGAACGCCTCGGCGCTCTTGAGGTTTTCGCGAAGCTTTTCCACGCTCTCTTTACCGTCAACGCCGCAGTGTTTAAGCACCTCGGAAACCAAGGCCACGGCGTCTTTTGCTGATCCCTCTTGTTTCAGGCTCTCGAAATCCTTACGCGCTGATGCACAAAGGATATTGACCGCCAAGGTCGCTTTGAATTCGCTTAACTCCATAAATCCCCCATTTTTACCCGGTAAAGGGCGATACAATCTGAACAGAAAAACCATGCGCGGACGATGCACCATGCAGGGACGACGAAAAGCACGGCGGTGAGTATCTTTGAAATCAGCAAAAGGCCCGACGAGGCTTCATGGATGCTGAAACGCTTTCGGCCATACTGAACACCTGTGACGGTGGCCGATTCGAATAAAGCCGCGATCTGATCCGGGTCGTCGATTCTGATATACGGCCCGCCGTTCACCCGGTAGCCTTTGACCTCGCCGAAATCAACGCCGTTTATTACCAGCCTTGCCACGGTGCCCGCCTCAGTATTTCCAACTGTGAGAGATTCCGGGCGCCGATAGGGAGCCGCCCGAAAAAGTAATCCCGCTGGCCGTCTTTCAAGAACCGCTGTAAAGCCTCCGTGCCTCTGCCGTTTCCCTGAATAATTACCGACCGGGTTTTATTGTAGACCATGAAGCTCGAGCCGCGCCGCTCATGGTTTACCTGAACCCGGAAAACCTGCTCTTTCATCCGGGGAGAGCTTCGTCAGCAAGCGCGGCGCCGTCGGTCAATTCCGGGATTTTCTGGACAATGGTATTGAACCCGAACACCCCGGCCATGGTTACCGATTGCGCGCGCACGTTTTGGCCCTTGAACATTTCAGCGCCCACGGAGACCGCAGCCTGTGCGGCTTGCTCGAAGTTCTCAGCGACCCCGAAGATGTCCTGTAACTTGTGCCCAAGGTCGTTCACGATCTCAACTTTGAATGTGTATCCTGTCATATTTTTACCGTCCTTTTTATTTTGAAAACTCGTAAATAGTGCGCCCATCTTTTGGCGTGAAGGCCGCTAACAGTGACGGCGGGTCTGTTAAGATACTCGGCAACCGTTCAAGGCCACTTGGCAAAGCAGAAAGCACCGTGTCAAAGTCTTTGTAGAGCTTGCCGAAACCCTCAAAGACTAGCGGCCCGACATAATCCAATCGCCGAAGCTCAAAGAGCAACCCCCAAAGGCCGAAGCGGATTTCATAGACTACTTTCGAGTGCATAGGCACCATTTCGCCCTTGTCGCCTACTTTGGCAAAGTTAAGCATTACAACTTTCCCAAAAACACCGGCTTGACAATCGACTTTTCCAGCCGCGTACCCTCAAAGGCCTTGTGCTTTTCCTTGAGCTTGTCTATAAAGCTTTGAGTGAACCCGCCTGTAGGCTTCACCTTTTCCTTGCTGCGGCGCTTTTCCTTGCGCTGATCTTTTCGCCGTTCGCTCTTGTCTCTCATGGCCTTGGCGTCTTTCTTTGCCTGCTGCTTTGCGTACCATTGTTCAACGGTAAGACCTTGCTTTTTAGCATAGTATTTTACCTCTGCCTGTCTTCGCGCTGCTTCTTTTTCAAGCCTTGGCATGGCCTCGCGTTGCTTACGGGTTTCGTAAAGCTGTTCAAGAGTTATGCCTTTCTTTTTGCAGTAGGCTTTATCATTCAAGGCGCGCTTCTTTGCTTGGCGTACTTCGTAAGTTTGCATCACTGACCCCGCTTACCCTCGCGAATGTTTCGTCTGATTCTGATTCTGATTCTCTCGCGAATATATGCCATAAGGTAGAACGATACAAGAAAGACGGCCATGGCCCAATATACTGCGCTCATAGCCTGACATGCATTACCGCTTTGCTCTGTAAAGCGATTTAGCAAAATATCTTGCCTCTGTTATGAGTGACAAGGCGGGATTAATCAGCCGGTAAAGCCATGACTTCCGGTGCTTGAAAAGTCCGCACAAGTCGCTCAGATCGGTAGTCGGCCAAAACATAGCAAGGCGTCCGCTCATGGTGCCGCGCGAATTTGCAGAGAGAGCCTGAATCGGGACGGGTGGCAATGCTCGGCAGTTGCCTTTCATGGTTTCCTTGTCTACGTATCGCCGCCAGTGTCGGCAATTACCGCACTTATTTTCAAGGTTCATAAGTGTTTAGGTGCCATAGTCACCGCGAGAATTACAGCCAATTCAATAACCACGAGAAAGCCGAAGCCAATGGCGACGAAGAACGATTTGCGCTTTGAAACGTTGGCCTTTGCAATCACGGACTGCATGAGGGCTTGCACTTTCTTAAACTCCGCTTTATCTTTTTCCCGCTCGCCGTTTTCATATTCTCTGGCATAGATTCGCGCCTGTTCCCTTACTAGCTTGCGAAAGGCTTTTAACTGGCGGTCGCTGAGTTTTGAAAAGTCAATGTCGCCCTCAAAGACGTATCCGGTTTTCGATGCCTCAAGCGGGTTTTTGAACTTCACCGGCCCGCGTTTTTCGTAAGCGGGTTGCGCTTTGACGGGCTTTTCTTCGGGCTTGTACGGCGGGATTTCGCCGATAATCTTTTCCGCTAAAGCGATTTGCTCAGGCGTTGGCTGTGGTCTCGTCTGCGTTGCTGTTTCCATGTTCTTGAATTCCCTCCACTTTTTTGAGTACCGTTGACATAGTAAGTAGCCAAATCGTAGGCCCGATAACTACCTCGAACGTCACTTTATTGATTCGCGGCGCGGGGTGCTCTTCATCGACAAGATTCAATGCCCCGAAAGTTACCTCAACGGTTTTTCGCATGTGCTCAAGCTTGAACCCGATTTCCTCGGCCTCTTTGTCGGTTAATGGCAGGTCGTCAACGCGCTGGACGCTGAACGTCTTTACCTTTTCGCCTTTCTCGAATTGCTCGAAGTGATTTTCACAGAGCATCTGACCTTTTGGCCCGATCTTCGTCGCTTGGCTACCGCATAGTGCGCAGTTCATAAAGCACCGGCCGGGATTCTTACCGGCTCACCGATATGCTTTTCAAAAAGCGGGGCGATATACAACCCCTTATAGTTTTTACGCGAAAATATAGCCGTCCCGTAGTGACCGTCGCCGTCACGCTTGCCTGTGCGGAAAACCTTGAGCGGTTGAAAGCCTCTTGCGGCTAACTCTGCGAGGTTTTCCATTATTCTGCACCTATTGATATAATCTTTTGCATGTCCGTACATCCTTTTTTTTTTAAAGCGGGGACTTTCACCCCGCTGTTTTTTCAGCCTAACCGGCCGTAGGTGCCGAAGCCTTTGCTTCGGGCTTTGACTCTTTCGCTGTAGCCGCTGCCGCTGTAAACCCGCTTACGCAGTTTTTCAACTGACGGCGGGCCTCCATAGCATCCGTTTCGGCGAGAGTCTTTAACGCGCTTGCGCCGATGTCGAGCGACGTTTTACCGTGCGTCTTCACCGACTCAAGTACGGCAATCTCAAAGAGCGCCTTTGAGCGGTCTGTGTGATTGCCTGCGTTGTCCGCCTTAGCTACCAGCGCTGAAATCTCCACGTCGATCTTATCGGCCGCGAAATCCCCGGTGCGCTTGGCAAGCTCTGGCGATACTGTTTTAAGCTGTTCGCTTAATGTCATGCTTTTTCCTCCATTAAAATTTTTATGATCCTTTAAGAATCCTTTCCGCTAATTCTCTTTGCGGCCCGCTCATGGTCTTGATTGATTCACAAGCAGAAAGAGCGTTCTGCCCCGGCCAAATTTTGTCACATTCGCAAAGAGCGCGCAATTCATGAATAAAAGCATCGCGGCCGTATATTTTTTTATAACGACGCATATTTGCCGATCCGCTGTCGATGTGTGTGAATTGTAAATAATTGTCATCGACAATCTGGCAATCTGGGGCAAAGTATTTTCCGTTGAACTTTATCGCGCGTTCCCCGAACATATCCTTGATATAATCTGAGGTTAATTCGCTGATTTTTTTCAGCACATCCCAAATATCTCCCGACAAGCTCTTTGCCTCTTTGCTTTTCAACATGAGCGCCCAAATCTCTTTTTGTCGCTCTGAGTAGATGACTCTCATTCGATGCCCACTAGTCTTGGCTGAGCCTCGGGCCGCCACTTCTCATACGGAATCAAAGCCCCAGATCTGCCCTCAAAGTAGCACTTTATCAAACCCGTGCCAGTGCGGCGACCCTTTTTGATTCTTATCACTGCGTCATTTGACATCTCGCCTGTCGTGTCGTCGGTCTTTCTCTCGATGCTGAACCACTGACCCGCGTCGCGCTCGAACTGTGCGCTTTCGGCCGTGCCACCTTCTTTGTTTTCCTGACTCACCGCAATGCCGACGCCACCGCTGACGCCGACGTATGATGTGAACATTTTAGATGCGATGATATTTTGTATCCTGATTGGTTCGCGCCGCGCCCACTCTTCATGCGAAACTTTTTGTATATAGTCAAGAATCGTGCACTCAGCCTTAAACCCGAAAAGGTTTTCCACCCGCTGCGCTTCGAGTAGTATCTGACTCATTGGCATGTCGTGGCATTCGACAATCTGAACAAGCTTTTCAAGTTTCTGAGCGAACGCGTAAACCATCGCCGCTTCTTTCTTGAACTTGTCGCCGCCGGATTCCGCAGAGCGGAGCCATGTTTCCACCTGCTCGAACTCATAGACGTTGCCGGAATTTATCCGCGCCCAGATTGTAAAAAGTCCAATAACCGCCTCGGCTTTCGTGTCTTCGTTCGTTAGATAGACAGTCGGGATTTTGTCGGCTAGGTTATGTATGATAATATTTCGTGCGCATGTAGATTTACCGACGCCGGATTTTGCGGAAATAAGAATCGGCGCAACGCGGCGAAAATATCGCCCCTCTGGAGCGTTCCAAAGATGCGGGATTTTAATCCCCTGCTTCAACTTCGCATGAGCCTTTACCGCCTCCGTGTTCGACGCCTGAGGCCTCCACCGGTTGCGCACCATGTCCGCTGAACTTCTTAGCGTCGCCTCTAGCTCTTTCCATGAACGGGCAGACCACAAAGCGGGTATTGCTTCACACGCGCTTTGCAAAGCCATGTCAGACGCAGGGTCGTTGCCCATGAGGCTATCACGCGCGCGGGCGTGTTTCTCTATCTCTAAAGTATGGTAAGAGATTAATTCGGCTTGTGTTTTTTGTCTGCTCATGCTGACTCTTGCCACACTTTATTAAACCCGCCGCCGCTAGTAGTCTGTTTAACCGATGCCGCCGCCGTGCTTATCTGCACCGTGTCCTTGAAAAAAAATCGCCAATATGGGTCTTTGCCCTCATGGCTCTTTACCCGACCGCGAACGCCACGCAATACAAAGTCAACGCCGCATTCCTTGACCGCGCGCGCCACAAGCTCGCACATCTCTTTTGACTTATTCATTTTTTCAAAACCTAATTCTTCGAGCAATTCAAACACGGGTTTTCCTATCTTCTTAATCTCATCAAGTTTAGCTTTGTCTTTGTCTGATGGTACTTTCTTGGATGTCTTTGTATTTTCAAAAGTAGGAGGGGTAAGAGTAAATCCGTCATCGGGTTTACTCTGGTTATCTTTATGTTGGTTATCTAATACTGTCGGTAATTTTTGCCGGGCGTCACCGGTAATTTTTACCGGGCGTGACGTCGTTTGACGGTCGGTAATTTTTACCGGACGTCTCCAGACAACCTCATAAAGCTTTATTCCCATACGTCCGCTGACGCCGATGTTTCGTATAGTTCCGCTTTCCTCAAGTCCATCTATGGCGGTGCGTGCCGTCTTCTCAGACATGTCTAAACGCTTTGCAACATACTCTGCCGCAAACATTCGATTTGCCTTATCGCGAAATCCGAGAGTCTTGCGAATCATAAAGGCCAAAACTTTTAACTCGTTAGGTTTGTACCTGTCGAGATTATCAAGGATGCAATTAGGAAACCGCGTCCAGTTTTCGGTGGGTTTATCTACGCCTTGACTCATGCAAACCCTGCGCTTTTTTCATAAAGAACCCACTGATTTTTATCCTGTCTTTGATAGTGCCGCTCTGATAGAGGCGCGACAAGATGCAATCGCCAATCAGCATCAGGCTCTCTACGGGCCATCCATTCAAATACGCTTAACGGCCTGCATTTTTCCGAATGGATATCACCTCTGAAAATCTCTTCGCCATTTTTCGTGATGCCAGCGTATCCTAGTCCGACCAATACTATAGTTTGCAAGCTCGCTTGTTCGTGTTGATATCCACAGTTACCACAGCCCCCGAATCCACCCTCTATAGGTTTCATTTTTTCAAACATATTTCCTCCAAAACAAAAAACCCTTAATCGACATCCGCCGCAACCTGCATTAGTGTCATTGCTCACCTTTGCAGAACGGACGCCGATTAAGGGTCTCTTTTCTACAATGATTATGTCCACGCCTTGCGAAGCGTGCGCCTTTCGGCAAGATCAATATACTAAAGCCCGGTCAATCTGGCGAGCTATTTTAGAGGCGCGATGATGGGTAACGCCTCGGAGATTTTTAGCCCGAGCCCGAGCCCGAGACCGATCCCGAGCCCGAGACCGAGACCGAGCGCGAGCCCGAGACCGAGACCGAGCGCGAGCGCGAGACCGAGACCGAGCGCGAGACCGATCCCGAGCGCGAGACCGAGCCCGAGCGCGAGACCGATCCCGAGCGCGAGACCGATCCCGAGCGCGAGACCGAGACCGAGCCCGAGACCGATCCCGAGCCCGAGACCGAGCCCGAGACCGAGCCTGACCACCACCATGCTGATTCGTAACCGGCTCTTTTTATTTGTGCGGTCATTTTGTTTTCAATGGCAAATGGTGCATCCATTTTATCGCGTCTATGATTCCAGATTTTGGAATTATAACCTCGTCTTTTATCGCCTCGACTTCATCGAAATTGCCAGATTCGAGCGCGGCGCTGAATCTGCCCGTGTATGCAATCCATGCGCAATCAGCAAGAACAAGCTCGCCCTGATATTCTTTTACCAGTCGGCCGACATAGTAAAACGTCACCGTGCGAATAAAGTATGCTTGTTCGACACGATATGGCGAATCATTGTTTACCACCTCTAAAGTCGCGCTGACTCTATCGTCACAGCATATCGCCTTTTCGATTTCTGCGTTTAGTCTCCTATGTTCATTTATTTCCCTCAACGTCATATCTTCTACCTTTTTCATTTTTTCTCCTTTTGCATTTATTATGCGATTAATTATTTTCCTCAACCGGTCTCTCAGACCATAAAGCGCACCACTTGAGAATCACGCTACCCGCCCCGCGTTCCGGCAATAGGATATACCTATCCGGCTCCCGATCTTCGTTAATCTCTCGCGTCATCTCGTAAGCCTGCCTTTTTAACTCCCACATTTCCGCCTTGTCAAGCTCAGCCACAGAACCCGGCTCAAACTGTGAACGCCCGCGAATCGTGATGTACTTCCCGAATTTCGGATTTTGTGTCTCATTAAATGCCATTTCAAGTAACATATCTGACACGGTGCGCTTCGTTGCACTGACTTCCTCGTCACGGCCGATTACTGTGCATCTCTCAAAATGAGCATTGATTTGCGACTGCTCACGCGCTGGAGATTCTTTCTTGATAAGAGTGACAAAGCGCGCGCCTATCTTTTGCTTTGATTCCCATGCTTTATGTTCCTGCATGGATATTTTGTCAAAGTGATAGCGGCCGTCTTCGCCGATATAGCCCGCGCGCTCTTCCATTATTTACTCCCGGTGCCGTTCTGGCAAAAATGGCAGCGCCCATCCATCGCTTTCGGCTTTGTCAGAAAATTCCTGTTCGCTATTATTCCGCATACGCTTTTAAATTCTCCGTGGAAAAAATGCGCGTTGAAATACGGAGAGACGCGATACCAGCCGGGCTTAAAGTCTTTCATTTTCTACCCCATTAAACAGCGGTGATGCCTCAATGCGCTTTCGCTCCTGAATACCTGCGGCCCGGTCTTTCGCGTCATGGCGATTATGGCATTTCTGACAAAGAGCCGCTAGATTCAGCAATGCCGAAGTCTCTGGCCTCTTATCAAAAACATGGGCAACCGTGAGAACAACCTTTGCACCTGACGGCCGGATGCTATAGTTTTCGATGCCGCACCATTCGCATTTATTTTTAGCGCGTACGAACCGAATAAACCGCGAACGCAATTTCCAGTCTTTCGGATATCGTGCGACGTTTTCTTTTCGTATCGGCATACTATGCAAAAGCCCCCGCGACCGGTTCCGGCCATTTCATGTCCAACCGCATGATTACCAATTCAGCCAATAGCGCCAACTGATCCCGAACCCGCGCCCGTAAATCAGGATGCGTCCGACTCGCCAAAATCGCCAACCTTTCTTGGACTGTGCTGTCACGATAGAACGAGACCCCATTTTTAGACACTCTGAGACGGTCAAAGAGGGTGTGGTGCGCCCTTACCCCCGGCAGGGTATTTATAGCATAACAGGAAAGCTGCGGATAGGCTTTCCGTGGAAAGATGTGCATCCCGTCAAGATGCACACCCCCCTCGCTGTCGTTTTTTATCCACAGCCTACCAGTGAACACACAGCAACCGTAGAAGTGTTTCATGGCGTCTTGTGCGGCCTCTGGGGTAGGGTATTTTTCAAAAGGGTCGGTGAGTATCATACATTCACCCTGTCATAGTACGGAGGCGCTTTGATGTTGATTAGCTGCTCCGAATATCCGCCAAATTTGTTGGACTTAATAGCTGCGTCGAATTCTGGCAACTTCTTGTTTATTGTGGTCATGGCCTGAAAGATGTCCTCTGCATCGGGGTTAAACCAATGCGTGGTCAATGGCACCTTTTCAGGGAAGCCGTGCTTTTCCTGACATGCGAAGTACATCGGAATCCCCGCAATCGGGCAGCAATACCGATACCATGCGGCCTGTATATCATACCCGAACTTTTTGACGTAGGATTTCGCGAACTCGACTATGCCTGCGTCCGCTAAAAGCTTGGCATCGACGATGAAATCTTTTGTCATCGCGTCGCACATTGCCTTCATCCATATTCCGCTTTCGTGCTTTTTCAAGAACACGATTTGAAAGCCGTGTTCGCTCCGAACCGTGTTAATCCACCACGGGTGCTCTACAAACGACGCGCGGTAGGCTTCGACCTGATCCCACTCGGCCTGTTTGAAAATCTCTTTGCCCTCGTTCGCTGCTACAAAATCTTTCCATGCATTCGTATTGCGGTTGAGGTCTGGCCCGACGATGAACTTTGACGCTACCTGTTCGGGTGTGTCGAATAGCAGCGCATCGAATAGTGACCCGTCACGGAAATACTCTGGCCGCTTTGGTGGATACTTTTTCAAGAATGGGTAGTACATCGGATTTTCGAGCCACTTCTTGAAATCGCTTTGACGGTAGGCCGGTATTGCTTCGTACACTTCACGGCTGCAAAGGATAGCCCCTTGCCAATCCTCCACCATGAGCTTGACCACTTCATCAAGGTTCGCGCATATCCTTGAATTTCCTTTAAGGAATTCCGGGACACTTGGCCCCGTTGCTTTTTTATCGGCCTTGGCCGGTGTTTCTTTTTTCTTTGGCATGTTTTACTCCTTATCTTGCTCCACCATCTAAAAGAATGGCCCGCAAAAATTCAATCTGTGCTCTGGAAGCGGCACTGGAAGCGGCACTGTAAGCGGCACTGTAAGCGGCTCTGGAAGCGGCTCTGGAAGCGGCATCAGCGGCACTGTAAGCGGCACTGTAAGCGGCATCAGCGGCACTGTAAGCGGCACTGTAAGCGGCTCTGGAAGCGGCTCTGGAAGCGGCATCAGCGGCACTGGAAGCGGCACTGGAAGCGGCACTGATCTCCTCTTTCGTTAGCGCATTTGCTCGTGCTCGCGTCGCATCTATTGCGTTTTGCAAAGGTGATGCATCTGCATAAACCGCTGTATAATTCGCCAAGCATTGCTCAGCGCAATTAGCCGCAAAATATAGAACGCCGCGACGACGCATGAAATATGGCCGCACAATTAGCCATATCTTATCAGCATCGGGGATGTCAGAGTCAAGCACCTCTAACGCCGTGACCTCTTTATCTCCGATTAGCTCGCGTAAATGCTCGTAATCGTTGTCTGAGTATTTATCGCATGGCCCCCATGATTTTATTCTTTCAAAATTTGCTTTTCTCATTTAATTCCCCTCTCCCTGCTTCTTTTTCCACTCGTCGCGCAACCATGAATAGAAGTTTTCAAAGTCGCATTCGCATTTTTCGAAAGCCTCATACATTTGAGACTTTGAACCGTAACCGAGACGGAGGCAAATGCTCATTGCGTCCTTGCCCTCAGCGGTCTTTTTCCACTTTTCGATAGTGGTCAACACCTTAGCCTCGCGCTCAGGGTCAACACCCGATGTCTCGCCACTCGTTTTTGTATTCGCTGTCGTAAAGCCCGACGACTCCGCCTCGCGCTCCCTGTCGTCCGCCATCGCCGCCGCTTGCGCTGGGTTTTCCGCCTGCGGCGCCTCCGACTTTGGGGGCGTTACGTCCTTCGCCAATGTCTCCGCGCGATAGTTTGTTTGTGCGAGGTCAATCGGGTCGCCGTGCTTTGCTTGCGCCATTTCGTCGTCTGTGTATAGCCCTGAAAGCTCCTGAGGGAATGCGATACGGCGCGCGAGACTTTCCGCGCATTTTGCCAACATGGTTGGCCCCATCTTGCGCCACATGAAAGTTGGCGCTCCGCCGTTATCGGTAACGACATACTGCCGCCATGTAGCCACGCCCCAAACGGGCTCAGAAAAATCTGCATGGAGAATTCCGACTTTTGCCGCTGCCGGTGGCTCAGGTTTCAGCCAAACGTCTTTCCATACCCCGTCATCGCCGCACCAAAAAGGCCCGACCATGCCGCGATACTTTCCCGTGCGCTGTGAGATCAGACGAAAGCCGTCGATTGAAAATTGCCACGTCATTACGTTCCGCTTTTCCTTACTGTCGTACCGCGAGACGAAATAAATCTGCCGCGCGAAAGGGTCAAGCCCCGTCCGTTTAATCACCTGCATGGCGAGCTCAAATTCCCCCGGCGTCGAGCCCTTGGCGATTGTATCGCGCAAAAGCTTGATCCGTACGTCTGGCCACTCTTCGGGCGCCTTGACGACCTCGGCAGGCTTCACGGTTGCCACCGCTGCCGCCTTGCGTCCTTTCTTCTTTTCCGTTGACGGCCCGCCGTCTTTCCCTTGTTCGTTTTCTTGCATTTCCAGTACCTACCTTTTTTTTACCCGCCCTCACACGGCGGGTTTTTTTATCTCGCGCAATACCTTTACTAGATACTGCTTTGAACCCTCGGTCATAAGCCGCGCGCCCATGTATGAAAGCACAGCTTCAACCTCGGATTCCTTGGAGTACACGAGACGCCAGCGCCCGCCCATAAGCTCAGATTGAAGCTTTATCTTCTTCTTTGCTAAGGCTTTATGCTGCGTAACCCGCGACACCCCGTATACCTTTGTAAACTGCTCTATGGTCAATATAAGCATTGATCCCCCTTGACCCCGTGTAAATCAGCCATTCGCCCTGTAAAGCTTTTTTACAAAAAAACTTGACGCCTTAAACTGCCTTTTGTATATTCCTCACGTCAGCAAAAATCAAAGCCCCGCCGGGGGTGCTGACGACGAAACGGAGCCTAAGGGGGGCAAGATGGAAATAGCGGAATTTAAAGCAGGTCAAATATATTACGGCCGGTTTATTAACGACTCAAGCGCAAAGGCTTATTTCAAAGTTTTAAAGCGTACACTATCACGCGTAACCTTTACCGAATGCGATGTAAACGGTGTCGAAAGTTCAAAGCCAAAAATCGCATGTGTTAAGGTGTGGGGAGAAACAGAAATTTTCAAGCCGTTTGGCGGCTATTCAATGTCACTGACCGTTAAAGCGGAGGCGCGGGCGTAAGCCCCGCCTAGGTAAGTTATGAAACTAACACCATACAAAGTAAAAGTAAAGATCGGCACTCACGCTTTTCGCTGGGTGCTCGTCTGGGCAAGAACTGCGGCGGCGGCAAGAATCAAAGCGATGCGTCAGACAAAGCATGTATGCTCTTGTGTAGACGTTCAGGAAGTAGAGAAAGGGCGGGAACATTTCGAGGCGTTCGCGTGAAGTGTCAAACCTGCGACGGATGCGGCGAAGTCGC